ACATCGCCAGAGGCGTTTCCATCGCGTATCACGACAACGCCAGCTGAGACAGTGGTGTTGACAATTACGCTCTTTAGCACAACCGGTCTGGTGGAGGCAAAAACTTGCTTTCCAACGGATCCGGAAATGCCAACTTCTAATAATTCGCTGTTTCCCATATAATTGTTACTTAGTTTGTTTATGTTTATTTATAATTTGAGTTAAAGCATCGTGATAAAGAATAATATTATCGGCAATCCATTTCTTTGACACCCAATTCTTATTATGTTCTACCATTGCCTTTCTTCTCTCTGGATCATCTATTAATTCTTTAATATTATTATACCATTCATCAAAGGTTTTTGCCAACAATACATCACAGCCATCATCCTTAGCTTCGATGTATGGAGTTACTGATGAGGCTATTACAGGATAACCAGTAGCAGCATATTCTTTTAGCTTGAGGTCTGACTTAGCACAATTAAATGAGGTATTAACTATTGGTGCTAAAGCGATGTCCCAGCCGTGACTAGCTAAAACCATAGGATAATTCTCTAAAGATTCTCCGGTCCAAGTGACTGACTCACCTTGATAGTTACATTTTGGGCAAGTTTCATGGAATTCTTCTAGGGCTGAGAAGGTATCTCCTAACTCTTTCTTGATCATGCCCATTGTTTCAAATTTAACTTTGCCTTTGTATTCGTGCACAATTTTTTCAATCACTTTAGAAATTAGGCGTAAGTCATCAAGATGAGCATTTCCTCCGGCCCAACCAATTCTAATATAACCATCTTGTTTTTTAGTTTGGTTATTGCTCCATTTGTTTTCATTAAGGAAATTAGGCAATACGAATATTTGTTTATTATAAGGGAAATACTCTCTAGCTAATTGAGGGGTTGAAACAAGCATGGCATCAGCTGCCACTACTTGCTGTATAAAACGATAGATGTAAAGAGTTCCAGGATTCCAAGCACCATAGCCACCTTCATTATGAGGGGAGATGGTTCTAACTTCATCATCTATTTCAATTACTACTGGCTTATTATTGTCTTTAGCAAACTTCATCGCCTCGATTGATTTTGGCGATCCAGACTCTTGAAAAATAACTATATCAGATTGAAGGATATGCTCTGGGGTTGTCTCCTTAAAATCTACGATAGTATTCATTAAGCCTCGAGTTCTTAAAAATGATGCTGGCTGATAGCAACGATAGTAACCACAACCGCCCTTATCTCTAACAACAAATAAAGCGGTTGGTAATTCTTTATTAAACTTTACCTCAGCTGGATTATCATCAGCCTTTTTAGCGAGTGGGTATTGTTCCACCGGGCCATTGGCGGTGGCAAATTTTAATGGCTTTCTTATTCTTGTGTCCATATTATTGTTTATTAGTTTTAGTAGCAGAGATGATAATCTCCGAATTTTTCTTTTCAAATTTTACACCTTCGTGCCACAAGCGTTGTTCTTTATCTGGAAAACCTGCCTGTTCTAAAATCTTAACTATCTCTTCTTGGTTCAAATAGGTAGTTCGAGAATAATCTTTATTGAATTCTCTAACGCTTAAATCTCCTCCCAATAGACTGCGCAGGATATAATCGAAATCTTGTTCGATAATGTAAAGCTCTCCGCCTACTTTCAAAGCAGAAACGAAGTTCCTTAACATTTCTGGTATTCTGTCATACTCAGTTATCCCCAGAATACCGAAAGCATAAATAGCTCTAACTGATCCTGGTTTCATTTTTAATCCATAGGGTGGCCGTGGATCTAAAACTAAGTCAACATCAGGAGTTTGAAATGGCCAAATGACCATTGCATCTTCAACCTTTTTAATAGGTGAAATTTGTATTTTTAACATATATCTTTAGTTATGTTTATATTTACTAAATATTTATTTTTGAGAGATACCACCCAAGGGAAGTCCACCAATGGACTACAATTACTATTCTCATCATATGAATAATGAGACCTAATAGTTTTGATCTTAAACTTATTAGTGAGGAGCTCGAGCACATGAGCAGTTAATTTGGCCACTTCTGGACCTGGGTATTTATCAAAATATCTCCCCACTAACTCGATATGAATCGAGCCTTTATTAATACCTTTAGTAGAGGCTTTGCCTTCTTTTTTTATTGGAGTAAATAACCAAATACTATCCTTTGAAATAAATAGATGGGGCCCTGCTTTCCATCCTCGTGATTCATATAATCTCCAATAATGAAGCATTGATGCGCTATTTTGCCATGACTCTATAGGGCTAGAGGTGTGATGCAAAATAATCCTATCTATTTTCCTATCAAATATCCCAAACTTCATCTCATCGATGTAATCTTGGAATGCCTTCAGGGTCATTTTTCGATTAAGAATTTTCATATTAATTTTTACCATACACCTGGTTTTCAAGAGAAAATCCCTCTTCGCGGCCAGATAATATGTCATTAAATTTAATTAGTTCATTACCAAAATCCGATTTAGTATGCACTGCCGTTCCTTTCCTTTTCTTCCATTTAGCTGCATACTTAGGCCAAAAATCTATATAATAATCACAAGTTTCTTCGAAATGCTCAACTGATAAACCTTTCCCAAAATGCTTAACTATTCCGGCCACTACTATTTTACAGTCCCCGGGAAGATCTACGATTCTTTGATCAGGTTTGTTATAGCGCAGATATGGAGAATTTCTAAAGAAGAAAACTATTGTCCTAAACTCTGGTCCAACCCACTCTCGCTTATTGTGATCAGGCTCGTCTCGATCTTCTGGGGTAATGTAAATATCATACAATCTGCAAGCGATGGCTCCTACTTTACGATCGAACAAAAGCTGCCAGTCATCGAAATAAAGTCTTTCATCGGCATCGAAATAAACAAACCAATCATCATCTCCGGCATCTTCTTGAGCTCTTTCAAGCGCTCTTTGTCTAAGTAGCCATTCTGATTTCTCTCTGTCCGGATCCCAATGCTCTACCTCCTGCACGCTTTTTACAGCTGGGTGAGCTCTACATATCGCGACTGTGTCATCAGTGGAGGCATCGTCAACGATATAGATGCCACCGGTGCAAACTTTGCCCCAATGGTCTAGGGTCTCTTTTATTATTTTAGATTCATTTCTGATCTTAGAAATTCCTAATATTCGCATAATTTTATCTATTAATTTTTATTCTTCTTATTTCTCCATCCCAATCTTTTTTAGGGTATCGCTTTTTTAAGTCATCGAGATCTGCTCTCCCAATAGCAATCAGTTTAATCTTGTCATTTACCACCTTAGAATTATGAGCGCTAGGATATTTGCTCTGGGCCGAATGCTCGCTTTCTAGAAGAGGGCAGTAATTCCAGGGCTCATTTATCTGCTTACCAGCGTATATCCACGCATGATGTATCACGATTCTATCATTACTGGTTGGTGGCATCTTTGAAAGGCAGCTTCTTTTGAAATAAAAGTCACTAGCTATGAGTAATCGATGTTCAGGTGGGATTGGTCTCATATTAACTAATTAATGAATTGGCAATATCTAAGAACTTCTTAGCCGCTACTTTAACATCGTGCTCTTTTTTAATAATAGCATAGGTTTCATCTACTGATTCCTGATTCCATGCGGCATCAATTTGAGCAATAATCTCTTCTGCGCTAAATAAAGGATTCATTAAATCCTCAGCTCTTTTTGATGCAATATCATCAACGAATTTTCTCCCCGAGAAATTAGTAAGTTTTAACACTTTGTGACTAGCCCCATTAATTACTCCGCCAGTGCCCCAACGGCCATGCACAACCCCAATTTTACCGGCACAGACCCCTTCCATTACTGATCGGCCCATACCAAATACAATGTCAGCTTCTTTGATTATTTCATCGGTTTCGTATGTGGTGGCGAAATTAGCGCCAATGCCAACAAATTTAGCCTTATAGTAATTAGCAACCTCTTTAATAATCTTATTGATATCGCTTTCTACGCCCCAATAGTTAGAACTTACTAAAATTGTGCTTGGTTTTTTAGGTAACTTTCCTTGTTTTTTGAATCTATTTAGATCAAAGAAGTTTCTTATTACCACTGATTCAATATTATAAACTGATTTTAATAGTCCCTGGACCTCTTCTGATACGGCCACATACTGCTCGACTATCATATCAGTTACTGGATGCTCTGGATAAATCTCTCCAGTTTCAGGATTTGAATGTAATATTCCATGGCAGATAGCAATTATTGGAAGATTAGGGAATTTTTGGCGGACCTCCTTTGTTCTATCATAATGAGCTCCAATTGCTACATCGAAGTTACCAATATCTTCCACGAGAATGGGGTTAAACGGCTCAATTTGGCCACTTTCATGCGTGGAGAGACTATCAACGCATTTTACTCCAATGCCTTCCAATTTGGCGGCTATGAGGCCTAAATGGGGACTATAAGCAGTAACTTCGTGTCCAAGGCGCTTTAGCTCGGTGGCTAGAGTGAGCGTGTAGGTTTCACTTCCAGCTAAAAGCGAAAGTGTATTATTGAATAAAAGAATTTTCATAAGTTTATTATTTATTTTCATTAGAGAACATGAATTTTGTTTTTGATAGAATATCCATTAATTTTCTAAACTGAGGTAACGGCAACCATAGTTTATTATTAACAAGGTCTCCGTTCTCTATCTCAATACTACCATTGTCATTATGATTTTCAAATTTTATCGTTATCCCATCAATGCTGAAAATTTGCTGTTTTAACATAAATTTATAATTAATTATTAAACAAAAGGAGTGCCAACACAAAACTCGTGTCAACACTCCCGCTTGTTTTTTAGGTTATAATCAGGCTCTTAGGCTAGATGAGCAAGAAGGCAGTATATTTCACTCCTCCTTTATTTCCGATCACATAGAACTTTGAAGTAGTGGCAGCTGATGCTGCTGACTGTCCTACGACAGCACCACTGGTCCAGTTCTTTGCTTCATTGACCGCCAACTTCGGAGTAATACCGATGAAGGAAGGAACCTTCCCTAATTGATGGTTCACCGCGTAGGCGACATTGGCCGATATAATCGTGCCACTGATCACCTGGGCTTTAAGGTTAGTTAAGTAACTCTTAACGCCACTGGTGCCTCCCATATTAGGGTAATAACCTGAGATACAATCTCCTCTTGAAGTTCCCATAGAATTATAAGATTAATGAATTAGGTTATTGTTTTAAGTTCCAATGGATAGCATGAGCTTTGGCAGCTTGTTTAACTTCCATTGTATATTCGCCAACGATCTGCCAGTTCTCAGAATCACCAGTTTTAGCCAGTTTCTCTAAGAAGAATGAGCGACCTTGTAAAGGTTTGATCATTATTCTGGAAGAATCAATAACGATAGCTACATCGGAAGGAATCCAACGATCTACAACTACGCGTAAGCTGATACCAAGGTCGGAAACGAATTCCTCGACAGTGAAGCCAGCGCGGCGAGTGTCCATGGTAGATCTGCGATACTCTTTATCGAAGGCAGAAATTTTCTGCTTCTGAGCACCACCGACAATTACCATATCAGGGCTACCACCATCATCCCAGATCTGCTTGATCATGGCGTTTAGAACGCTAGGAACAAGGGTTTCTGCGGTGGAATTGGTATTACCGCTAGAAGCGTGCTTGATATAATCAATCAAACCTCCCATGGTGCCGTAGGTGCCGTCAACTACATTAGCTGCGGCTCGAATGCCCATGATAACAGTGCGATCCAATTCTCTGACCAATTCGCGCATGCGCTTATCGATCTGATAGGTATCTTCAGCGCTGATGCCATTATGTTCAATAGCTAGTGCTGTGCCTGATAATCTGACACCCTTTGAGAAAATCTGGGTGTAGTTATAGCTGCGAGGTCTGGCTACTGACTCATCTTTAGGACCAGACATGCCTTGAGGGCGTGGGTTAGAGATGATGTCATAGACAGCAGTTGCTCCGTGAGCTTCAGCGGAAGTTCCGCCATAACCACGAGTAACAGTTGCAGATACACCACTTACAGCGGTAACTTGCAAAACTTCGAACTTACCTGAAAGTTGATCTTTTAATAAGGTGCCTGCAGTAACGCGACCAGCGTGGGTGGTGCTAGTTAGAACCAAAGCGGATCCGGTAGCGGAAACAGCTGATTCTAAAATTCTGCCGGCAGTTACAGTCACCGGATTTAACTCATCCTCATCCCATTCGTGCTTAGTTTGAGTTACCGGTTTGCCTTCACTGGAGAATCCTAAGGTTGATAAGACATCAGAATCATCCAATAAAATGGCATCGACCATCTGATCAAGACTCAGAATGTATGTTGCACTCTGGTCATAGGAAGTGGTCATTCCTGGGGTTTGTAAAGCCATAGTATTAGAAATTAATAAATAGGTTAATTATTTTTTATTTTTTAGAAGGTTTCCTAAAATGGCAGTTGACCTGGCTGGTCCAGTTTTACCTGCTGTGTCTGCATCTGGTGCTGCGTTGGGAGAGGCTGGCCCGGAACCAGCTATAGGTGGCACCTGATGATTTTCTTGGCTATCTACTGGTGCTGGTGGTTTCTGCTCATCATTACTAGGAGTAGGATGATCTAGTTCTTCATCCAAGTAATCTTGAATGTCGGCTATTGCATCCTCAAGAGATTCTGATGTTCGATTGACGAATCCAAGCGGATTCCTAGTAATTGCTTTTTTAACGGCAATCGGAATCGATTTGTATTCTTCACTATCAAACAAATCTCTTACCTTGTCTTTAACCGCTAATTCTCTATTGGTTAGAGAGAGCTCATTTAATTTATCATCCCTTGATCTCAAGGCTTCTAAGACCTCGGGAGCGGCTCCGTCTAAATCTTGATACTCGGGATTGCGGTTACCGCGATTATTGCGGCGTTCATCTCGAGCTTTTTTTTGGTAAGCTTCCCATCGACCTGCATCACGCTTTAGTTTTTCAACTGTAGCTTGATCCATTTCTATTTTAGCTCCACCATTATTTCCTCCTTGTGGCTGACCCTGGGGGTTAGCGGCCGGAGTATTGTTTGCAGGCGCTGGGGCCTGACCGGGGGCCTGTCCTGGCGTAGCAGGAGTGGCGGCCGGGTTGTTATTTTCACTCATATAAGTAAATTATATCATTATTCAAAAAACAAGTCTAGTTTTTTAGCACCCTTAACATTCTCTACCCTCACCTTACAGTAATTATCATTAACTGGTAGGTCAATTCGCTCACCCCAACGACCTGTTGGGTTTTTACAGCCCCTCTTAACCAGTTGCTCATTTCCGGCCATATCTTCTACAACTAAATCGAATTCGGCATTAGGGTTGTCAAATTGAGCATGAACAAAGTTAATTTCTCTTTGTTGAAGGCTGATCTGCGCTTCTCCAGAGTTTTTGTTTTCATCTAATTGAAAAGATGCTTGATTTGGTAGTTGTGACATATTTTTGTTTTTAATAAGAGAAAAATTGACCTGTTAAAATCCTAGATACTATCACCGAGATAATCAAGACGATAGCAAATCTATCAGTAAACCAATTCCCTTCTCTTTGTAATTTATTTTTGTTCATAGATAATTGGGGCTACAATGTTATACCATTTTAATTTTTGGTTATTGTCCATTCTCTCAAATACGCGCTGCAATATGCCCTTTTGATAAGAATCTAGTCTATCGGCTGGATTAAAGTATAGAGAGTTTTCAACATAGATTTCATTGAATTTTTCAAAGTCTCCTTTGACAAATGCACTCATCGCTTCTTCTTCTTGCAGTTTTTTCTTGTTTTCTACTTTGTTTATCTGATCGAGCATATCAAATTGCTTTACTCCTTCAATAGTATCAAATCCCATTGCATACATCAATAACTCACCATAACTTATAGGTCTTATTAGTTTTCCGTTAGCCGCTCTTAGAGGGAAGGCTTTTTCTCCGGTTGCTGGATCATATACTGGAATTCCTTCTTCATACTCTTTAACTGATGACAATAATTTCTCCCATCTCTGCTTACCCATACCTCCGGCAACACCTAAGAATAGCTTCAAACTTCTAGTAATTTCTTTATAGTTCTCGTTTAATGCTGATGTCATATTACCAACAGCATTGGCGGCCCCTTCGGTGGCCAACATACCTAATCTCACCATAGGACTGATTGGCACTGATACTGGGCCAAGGCCAATCCATTTAGAGGCATCTATTCCTAGCTCTTCTTCAAAAGACTTCTTAACATTAGCGCTCATTCCTAACATTCTAATTAATTTATCCCATTGCTTCCTAACGACCCAATCTCTTAAAAGAGTAGTATATCCCCAAGTAAAGAGAGTAAATTGTCCAAGTGCCTTTCCTCTTAATCCATGATGGAAGGCAGCGCCGGATCCTTTTCTATAGCCGAACTGTAAAGCATCAATCGTTTCTTTAACAGCTAACTCTTTAGCTTGAAATACAGAATCTTTTGTCCCTTTCTTTAGTAGCTCATCTAATTTTTTTCTGACTGTCTGGCTATATCCTGAAAAATTAATTTCTTGTAAAAATCCTTCATAATCTATTTTCCCTTCTTCAAGTAATTTATAGGCATTTTCAAATCTATCCAGTGTTGCTCCCATAGTAGCCGTTCTGTTAATAAGATCCGGAAATCCCTCAGATACCATCGAAGCCTGGTTTAGTTTTTTGTAATAATCAACTGCCTTTCCAATCGGACCCTGACCTAATGTTTCGCTTACCTCTGATCCATAAATCACACCAGACTGGACATTAAACCCTCGTTTTTTAAGCTCTGCGAATCCCTTTTTATTAACCCACTTTGCAAAGCTTCTAAAATATTCTGGGCCAAACTCTGCATAGGGCATCACAAAAGCCTGCCCAACTAAGTTTCTAACTATAGGCATGAACCTTGGTAACCCTAAAGCACCGGCATACATATTGCTTAAAGCTAAACTGAGAGTTTGTTTGCTGATATTTTTAGGGACTATGCCATTTGTTTTCTTTGATAAATTCTCGCCCCATTTATTAAAGGCTTTCTCGAGATCATCTCTCCTCCCCATAACTTCCTGCAACCAGTCGCTAGTTCTATGTTTTATATTCTCTGGAGCCGCTTCAATAACCTTTACTGCATGCTCATATGGATCTTTCATAAATCTAACTTTAGCTACAGCATTATTATAAATCTGAGCTAATACTAGAATATCATCTTCCAAAACATTTAATTGTCCGGCTCTTTCATATTGGGCAAATACAGTTAGCTCGGCTGGGATTTCCTTTTCTTTGTATAAAAGATTAATACCTCCGGCTTTTCTGATTTGAGGTAAATAGGTGCCAACCCAACGACTATAAGTTAATCCAAGCTCTTTGTTCTTAAATGAGTCCTGAAAGTATTTGATAAACCAATCACCAATTCGTGATAACTCCATTTTTACTTGTGGGCTAAGTGCCTCATTTTGCAAGATGCTATTTTTGTTTCCTTCAACATAACTTGAAATTAACCTTCTATCTTCAATATGCCTGTTTCTGGTATAACCGCCTAAAACCTCATCAAATTTTTGATTCCATTCATCTCTAAAAATTCTTGATAATCTGATAGCAGTTTCAATTGGTATTCTAACCTCTGTATCGATTGGAATAATTTTCCCAGCGTTCTCTGATAATATTTCAACATTAGACATCCAGGTGCGAGATAATTGAAAGAATGAATCAAATTTACTAACATCATATGGCTCTTTGGCCAGTTCTTTGGTGGGGAATGATCTAATTATTTCTGATACTCTATATAATTCGTCTTGAGTTAAGTTATAAAGATTGTCCTTACTTGTCAGTGTCATGGCCGTTGCTTGAACAACTGCTTCACTTAATCCTAAGTCAGCAGCCAAACCTATAACTTGATTTGCCTGTTTATCAGTAATTGGCTTATCTTCAAAACCTTTAAGAGGCTTAGACATGATTGATGGTGGTTCTTGAAATTTATCCTGCGCTATCATGTTCGGATCTTTACGCGCCATTCTATTTCTAGTGAAGGGATCCACTAATCTCTTATCTGTAGTGGAGTATTCTCCCACTTTGAAAGTTTCTGGATTATATTTAGTGACTCCCTCAGCTGATTCATACTGCCTAATAATATTTTCAAACTCGGCCACGCCAGCTTCTCTGCTAACATCGCTACCCATAAATTCTCCTCTTCCTTGTAGTTTAGTGATGTCAGACTTAAAGTGGTTTTCTAATTGAGCTATGTTGCTAGATAAGCCTGATCCTGGATCAAATATAACAGCTCTAACTCCTTTTCCATCTTGAACTAATGTTTGATAATTAAGACCAAACTCATCAAGTTTAGCGCGTAAATCTGCCTTAGTAATGTTATTTATTTTAGTAATGAAAAGTGAATCAGCACCACCGGGCTCAACCATAAATGGGATGACTGATTTTTGCTTTCCAATCTTTCCTTTAATAGCAGTAGAATATCTTAGCTCGTCATAGCTATTAACTTTATCAATGACATTGAAGACTGAGTTTTCTGCACCATCAGTCCACACTCCTGTAGCATCGAAGGCCTGGGATGTATGACCTAATTGTTTATCCACATCTTCTCCAATCTTTCTAAATAAAACCTGATTGCCTGATTCAGTTCTAGCCAGGGCATCTTCGAAAGTTAGGTTTTCTTCTACATTAGGGCTATAAAATTGGAAAGCTTGAGCAGTCGAAACTCTTGAAGCAGTAGTGGCATCTAAAGATCCACGAGTTTCAATAGCTGTTAATGCTTTTTGCAATATTGATGGATCTTGGCTAGAGGTTAATCCTTCCTGGGCTTGTTTCCAAATAGTAGCTAATTCTTCTTTTGTTTTAACTGCACCTTGATTCAAAATTCTCATTTCACCCTCTGTTGGTAATTTAATAGCATCAAATCCATTTTCTTGAGCCCAAGCACTTGCTGCCTTATACTCTTTTTCTAAATTTTGATTCATAAAATCAAGAATGCTTTTCTTACTAGATGCAGCTAATGCTCCTATGTTGTAGTCATCTAAGCCCCTGTAGAGAGCTGATGGAAAATCAAAATAATTGGCTACTTTAGCATTGTTTGATAAAACGGCCTCGGTGAGATTACCACCTCGTTGTTTAATAAATTCATCAGCTATACTTTTACTGGTGGAAAAAGATCCTCCATCTTTAATGCTTCCTCGATAAATAGTAGTGCCTTGTGCTTGGACAAAATCATCTAAACTACTATATTTTAAGGCTTGCTGAGTGATAGCTGATTGTCCAGCGGTTTCTATTCCTCCTACAGTAGATTGTGCGCTAGAGACTGGCAAAGCTGATCCGGTGGATAGGCTTCTATTAAAAAAGTTAGGATCATATTTTATGTCCTCTGACCTTACTTTTAATAATGGACCTCCTTCTCCTGGGACAACATTTTTTCTACCAAAAACTCTCCGGGCTGAATCTAGGCCCATATTCCATAATGATTGTCTTTGCTGCACGATGCTAAGTTCTGCCAATCCGCTGCCTTTTGGTTTTAATAGTGCAAAGGTATTATTAGCGTTTCCCTTGTATTGTGAGGCAACTGAATTGGGGATTGGAATTCTTAATATGTCCTTGCTTTCCTTAAAACTACTAACTTGTAAAATAGATCCTTCTTTAGTGGCCACTTCTGTGGCTGTCCCTTTTAATGGAAGTGGGGACTTCCCGGTGGTAGTTTTCAGAACAACATTTCTAGGTCTAGTTAATGTTCTAAAAATATCTGTTATAGGGGCTAATGCGATGAGCGTTTCGGATGCAGTTTCTCCGGTTGCTTTAACAGCGGCGAAGAACGGATTCATACCTAAGTCTCTACCTTCATCGTATGATAGACCGGCAGTTCTAACTTCTCCCAATACTGGGAAAGTTTGCTTATCTGGATAATCCCAAATATCTGTGCCGGTTAATTTATTAAGGCCCCTCCCAGTTAAATTAAAGGCAGATGATGCAAGATAAACTGGGGCTTTAGCAATATTTTTTGGTAGAGAGGCCACAAATCTGGCGGTTCCTTTAGCTGCCCTCCAGGCTAATCTTGGTCCAGATAAAAGATCGCTTGTGACTTGTTGTGTTCTAGTCATTGCTTCATATTCCTCATTCGATACTCCAGATAGCTGAGCATGCAAACCTCTACCAATATCTTTAATATTTTCTTTGGTATCTAATCCCCAGTTAGGTAATGATTTTCCTAAAATAAACTCAGCGGTGACTTGAGGAATATAAGAAATAGCCGGCCGTTGAGCCTGCTTGGTATAAAATTCTGTCTCAGCCCTACCTATGGCAGACCTTAGATTTCGCGCTACTTGGTCGCTATTAATACTACCAGCGCTTGGTTGCGCCGGCTGAGGACTGATAGTTTGAACTGACTCCTTGTCATTTATTCTATTTTCGAAGTAACTTCCTTGAATAGCCATATTTATTAGGCAAAATAATTCTTAACAGCATTTATTCCTGACTGAATAGTTCTTTTAGCGGTTGGGATTACTCCGGAATCTGCCTTGGCACTAGGTTGCTGTGGCGTTCTAAAAGCCTGAGATCTATCTCGAGGGGAAGCAGCCGGAGTGGGGTTAGACATCGATGATTGTGGTAGAGGTTGGGCTGGGGGATTAAATGGATTATCTAATCCGAAGTTCATCTTTACTGGAGATCCTAACTCAGTAGCCGGAGCCATGCCCATACCCTGATCAGGTTGTATTGGAGCTAAGACATCAACAGTCTCATCAGCTCTATTCATAAGAGATGCTTCAATCGGTTCTGGGAGATTAAAGATGTTATCTTCAATACCTAGATTTTCTGGGGTGGCGTTTAGATACTTAGTATATCCGCCATCTTCTCGGCGTTTATACATCGTGCCACCAACTCCTCTGGCCCAAGAATTCTTAGGTAGATAGCTCTGGACTGGCACTTCTTCGCTAGATAAATTAACGAATGTCCCAGCTTGGCCAACAGTATGTTTAGATTTGCCTCCTTTAGTGTCTGGTGTTTGAACATCAGATTTTAATATATTTGTCTTAAATGATCCTGGGTTATCTGGGTCTGGCATTAATAAGTCGGCAGCTTGGAAAATTTTATCGCCTAATACGAAGAAATTTTTTCCATCTCTTTTAGTATTAACTTTGCCATAAACTTGAACTCCATTGATCATGCCGTTAGTTTCAGCATAACCTGATTTCGAGCCATACCTAGCATATTCAATATCTACTATTTCTCCATTATTATTGGTGGTGACATAAGCAGCGTAGCCTGGGAGAGGGTTACTAAAATCTTGGTTATTAGAAATGGCTTCATTCATTGATGAGTTTTCTCTATACCTAGCCATTGCCTCCATTAACTCATTTTCATATTGCGTAGTATCTTGGCCAACATCTCTGCGGCGATCAATAGTTTCTTGGAGATCCATGATATTACTTTCATAAACATCGACCATAGTCTTGGTCCACTCAGCTGGGTTATTGCCAAAGATTAAATTATTCTGATAGGTAGTATTTTTATTGCTATCTGCCATTCTTCCTAAATCATCAGATTTTTCAAATTGGCCAACTGATTTTAGTTTTTCGTAACTTGAAATTTTAACATCATAACCAGATCTCTGGTCAGCTGTGAGACTCCCACTCATCTGGATTTCTCTTGCCTTCTGTATCAGAATATCATAATCACCGGGTGATAAATACCCGTCTTTAGCTAAATCGTTTTCTAATATTTGTAATTGATCTGCTAACATTCCAACTCCAGTTCCTCCTTTTTTAGTTTGAAGCGCTGGGTTTAGAAATGATACATTAAAAATAGCCATATTATTGTAGTTTTAGGTAAATATCTTGACCGGACCTTATTACTTTACTTTCAACAACCTTAGGGTCCTTATATTGTTGCTGTAGTTTAGCCCAGGAATCTCCTGTTAATTTTTCTCCAACAACAGACTTAACTCCAGACTTTAGAAATTTATCTGTGCCTTTGGTAATAATATCTTCTGGTCTGTAATATTTTAATAAATCTGGGCTAGCGATTCTTTCGCCAACTTGCTGGGTTGGTTGATTGCTGGCAATCTCTGAGGTATTAATTGGAGATCCTTTTGATATCTGGTTAATATTTCCGACTGTTTGAACTGCATCAAAGCCTTTGCCAGTAAATTGCTTAAAAGTATTTTCATCCCAAGCTCCAGTAAATGGTCTTAGAGCTCCACCTTCGTATTTATAAACAGTTCTATCATTGGCAGTTTTGTATAATTCTCCTTCCTTCATTTCTGGAACATTGAATTTACTAGCTAGAGTTTTATTTACCGTTAGCGGTGAGGTGTCTCCAAATTCTTGTTTTGCTGCGGTGGTAGAAAGATTAGTAACAATATCCGATGCTTTTTGGGTGGCTAGTTCTTCTGGTGTAACTGTAGCTCCGGCACCTGATTTAATAGCCTGCTCCATAGCCATTTGGCTGCTTATTCCTGGATTGCTAGACATAATAGCTGACATAGTCCCTAAAATCTGGCTGACTTGATCTTGCTTTTCTTTAGCGGCTGAACTAACTATCTTCTGATAATTTAAGGTTTGATCTACGCCATAGGTATCTTGAATATAGGCTAATTCTTTAAGCGCTTTATTGGCATCTAGTTTAGTGGCAAATTCATTAAGAATCTTAGAACCTCTCAATTCGGCCGTGGCTGTAAGAGCTTTCTGTTTGTCTTGATCAACGCGCTCCATGTAAGGGGCTACTTCTGGCCTATCTTTTAGAGTCTCATACCAATTAGCAACATCCTTGAAGGTGTCGTTATTCAAAATTCCCCTAGTATCTTTGTAGGTTAGTTTATCATTTAGCTCTTCTTGGTATCTGGTAAAGAATCCATTAGCTGATCTATCGTTTAGATACTCCCCACGCTTGAGGTCCCAAAATTGTCTAGCTGATTCATACCTGGTGCCCCCAATAGTGATTGGAGTGTTGGCATCAGCTTGCTCTAATTGATTATTGAATTCGTTAAGTAAAGCGGTAGCTGAGTTACCGGTCATAGTGGCCACTGAGAAATTCATCAAAGTATTACTAATACTAGCCTCAGTTTTAGCCTTGGTTAAAGTTTGCATTTGTAAATCAAGCAAGGCAACATAGTCATCATTGCCGGCTTTTAAGGCTTCGACTCTAGTAGAATTAACATCATTTATTTGTTTATCAATAATATCTAAGTCTTTATTTTCGGCAGCATACTGAGTGTTATATTGGAGAGCATTTTTTCTCTGCTCGTAAAGTTTGCCTTTTAATTGGCTAATATTTTCTCTAATATTACTTTGAATATTTATATCAGTGGTCCTAGAAAGAGTAGTATTTAACCAGTTAATAGTTGTTTCAATCGATTGCACGCCAGCATTAAGATCACTTAATTGTTCGAGATATTTATTAGTAAAGTCTTGCTGTTCGATGCGATCTTTCAAAGTTGAAATAGCATTTTTTATTCTTATCCTTTCATCCTTATCACCGGTCTCGACTCTTTTCATTTGATCCTTTCGATATTCTAATTGCTGTTCTAAAGTGAGGTTATCTTCTAGAACCGCTTTATTAAATCTCTGCTCGTCTTCTAAGTTTTTTCTAACCCTATTTTGGGTAATTAGAAGTATCTGGGACTGAATAAATTGTCCTAGGTTTGTAGCAATTTGTTTTTTCTCACTGAGCTTTTCGTAGGCCATATGTTTATGGAGTTATTGCCGGTGCGGGCATAGCACCTGCCGCGGCTCTTTGGTTAGCTCCGGCGATTGCCCCTTCAGGGCTAGCACTAGCGCCGGCTTGATTAGGTGAAGCTGGTAATCCAGCTCCTCCCTCTCCTTCAGTTGGCGGCATAGATGCCTCCGGATTATTCATTTGCAAAAGTCCAGGCTGTCTGGCAGTCTGTGGTCCAAGAATAGGATCTGATAAGTCTCTCTTCATGCGCTTCTGTTCGATCTTAGGTTGAGGAATACCAAGGTTCTTCTGAGTAGTGGTAAGAGATTGAACGCCAGATTGTAATTTATTAAGTTCATCAATGATATTTCTAAGCAGAGTGGAGATGATATTTACTTCATTGTTATAATCTCCCATGATAATTTCTTTCGTTTCTGGGTAGTATATTTCAAATAGTTTGAAAATGTTTCTGTTTAAGCTGCGCAATGCTCTTTGGTATCGTTTGATTTTTGGAGAAATCTTCCTGATAACTGATTGCAGAGCCATCGCCATAGACCTCCCAGAGACTTGTCCTGACTGAATAGATGACATTAGCGACTCAGAAGTCCCAGTGACATCTAAAATTGCTTGACGGCGGCCTGAGACGAAATTAGAGGATGCGTATGGATCTCCAGCGCGCTGAATTGGATCTAATTCTCCATCATCTGGCATATTAAAAATCTTAGACAAGCCATGGACCAATACTTCCATGCCGTCTAAGTTCTTGCCTTTCAAATTGATAGTGGAGAGGAATTTCAAAGCGTTAGCTAAATCGTTATTAACTCTAGTGTAAAATAATTGGGGATCAATAGCATCTTCAATATCAGACTTACCATAAGGGTGATTAGGGACATAGATATTTTTGATATATTCAAGCGGAACAAATTTCCAATTATGCCAGTAGTAATCTACTAACTCATCTTCAATAAAAATAGCCATTATTTGATCAGTCCAGTATTCGTTGCGAGCAAGCATTGGCTGATAGGTTTGCTGGGAAGTGATATTTGGTTGGGAGCGGAAATTAATTCTAGAGGCAGTTTTATATTTTTTTAATAAATCAGCTACTGGCTTACCTCTCTCTGCTAACTTCTTTCCATATAATCTCTCACACTTCATTGGCGAAATAGCAGTGGTATCAATATAGCCATATAGCTCTTTGTAGTTTTCATCAAGGAAAATAGGCCTGATATTAGCAGGATTTTCTACATTGTAAAATTTAATTTTCCAATCTGCTTTTTTCTCGCTACCACCTTTGTCTAAAAACGGACCTTTAATAAAGGTGTCACCATAGGTGGAGCCAGTCTTTGATAATTCAGGGAAGATGATTTCATCAGCATCATTATCATCATAGACTTTTTTCAAAAGTTTCTCTTTGAATTCTGCCTTCATTTCAAGTAAGTCATCAGACTCATCTTGGGAGGGGCAGTTAATTTCTACTGGGGCATCAAAGAGCAAAGATGAAAATGTATCAACCACTGTGGCACAATAGTTGTCAGTGCGCTGTGAAGCTCCAGGTGGTTCATCGTGATCCCATTGATCGCCGCGATAGAACTGTCCGAGTGTTTCATAGCCAACGAACTGCTTACCAGAAGATCCGCGCGTAGCACTTACACCATGGAGGCGGAAGTTAAGATCCTTCTCGGTTTCGCCTTTATGCTCGATGTATTGATTTTTTAATTCCTCCTCAAATCTTTTTTTATCTTGAGGGGACATGTCTTTTTTGTATTCTAGCATATTTTTAGAAGTGTCTTTCGTTTATAGTGAAAGTTCTTGTAGCTAATTCTTTTTTATCTTTTACCTGAATAATATCTTTGGGATTACTGGCTAACATATTAAGGTCAAATACTTTGGTGCGATGCTTAGCGATTTTCTTTTCGCAATACCAGATTGCCATTCCAAGCGACATTACCTCATCTTGCTCTAGCTTTTTATCTTCCACTCGGTAATTTCCCATTTGTTCTTCAAGCTCTGGGATGACGAATGATCTGATTTTTCCAAATAACGGATTAAGCTCAGTGACTTTTCCGTCTTCGCTAGTTTTAACCTTTCTGTTATGGGTGAGAACTAGCACAAGATAGAATAACATTTCATCTTTAGGGCTTCTGGCCATCGCGAAGTCGTGCAGGTGTCTAACTTTCATTTCATGCAACATCTTGGAAATTATGATTCCTCCCATTGATGAGCTGTCGTGAACAATATCAGCATCATTGAAATCTACTTGCAATATTTTTAGTCTGGCTAAAGCGGCATAAGGGGACCCTCCTTTAATTGATTCTCTAAAGACAACTCGATAATGAACTCCATCTGCTGGTGGTTTCCCATCGAGGTAATTCATGAGCTCAGTGATATCAAGAATATAAATGACAGTAGGATCGCCAGTATCAGCAAAGCCCCAGTCAACTCCGATAACATAACGGCGGTTCGATTCTCCCATAGTGAGCATTGGGTAATTCTCCCACATCTGATCAATAGCTGGTCCGGGGAATAGTTTAGCTCCAGATGATACGAAATCTCCGAAAGCAACCTGGCGATATTTCTCCTTGTCGGTTTGTTTAATCGAATCCAGAATCGAATTTTTCTCTTCATCTCCGATAAAGATATTGTTAGCAATTCCACCAATCATGGTGAAGAAACCATTTTGCAGTTTCATGCCGTATTTAACAATTCGCTGATAATAGACATGCGAAGGCTTATCTACCTCCGGGGTGCCAATGATATCCATTGGTCCACCGGTATCAAGCAAACGAGACTGGATTTTAGCTGGGAGCTCGGCTCTTAGATGAAGTGACTGGGGCGCTTCATCGTATGAAATGTAATAGAACTGCGTTCCGGCCAGAGAAGAGGCTTGATCTTCTCCGGTGGGCACACCTTTGATGGTGGCGTTGTTTGAAAATACTATTTCTCTTTTAATTTGTTTATGATCTTTGAGGAATGATTTAATACGGCAAGTGTTTCTAACTTTCTGGCCATTCCATTCATAGATCAGCTTATCATTGAAGATATCAACGATGTAACGATAGGCAGCATCGACTTGCATGGAGTGAGGGGAGATGTTTAAGGTGCTGTATCTGATGTCTTTTATATATTCAGCTGGGCCACTACAACCTATCTTATAGAAATTATACCATATATGCTTGACAGATGTCACGAAAGTTTTACCAAATCTGTTACCAGGAGCTAAAATATTCTTCAAAAATGGGTGCGCGAGTAATTTATCAATAGCTGGAAGAGGGATGCCGGCACTGAGTGATAGATCATAAGCTAATTCAATCTGAGTTTTGGTGGTGGTCCAAAGCCAAATTTTCTGTCTATTATGAAAATGTAAGCCTAAAAAAAACTCCCCAAAAAATACAGGGTCTTTTCTGCCTCGAGCGATAGCCAAAGCTAGATCACGGGGACTAAGATTTTGATTGTTTGAGGTATCTCGCATGTTATAATTCGTTAGGATCAAATTGAACTACTTTTTCAGCTACTTTTTCTGGGGTGGGGTTTAACTCTTTACTGTCGTGACTAAAATCTTTAATTTCCTCTTCTTCTACTTCCCCATACTGAGCTCCTTGGAGCATGTCTTCGAACATAGTAGTTTTTCTCTTTTCTGCTTGGACTTTAGTGAGGGCAACCATACGACTGTCACGCGCCTTCATTGCACCAAAAAGCCATTTCATTCTTTCTTTGACCGGAACTTGCTTTAGAATATCTGGATTATCAACTAACTCGTCAAGGGTGGCTTGGGAGATGGCCAAAATGTTTTTAATTGAATTGGTTTCCATTTCAGCTTCGGTTTTTTTCTTGTCAACAAATTTCTCAATAATGATTTCACGCTCATTTCTGACCTCTAAAGCGAGTTTTTGTGCAAATTTATGCCAGTTTAGGTATTTGATATCTGGATCTAGGTCGATTACATAGGTTTTCCAAAACCCCCTTGATGTCATATTGCCACCAAATTTATCATACTTTTCCATGATAGTAGCAAAGTGAGCTGATTTGGCCACTTTAGAATCGCTGCGGATTTTTGTGATGTCGGTCTGTTTTTTCATATGCTAATATTATATAACAAAGTATGTCTTTCCACAAGTTACGCACAATTATCATATTGACCCTATATTACAAAAATGCTAAAATCGCAATTGTAAGAAATTAAAACAGTAACACTATGCTAAGGGAGCATAAAAGATTAATAGAGAAACGCCGACCATAATTTGTGGTGGGTTTTTTTATATTCCTTTAGAGAAGATCTTCGCGAGTGCGCCATGAATCAGCGCCATTAATAAGCGGAGCTCCCAGAACCCCCGGAAGTGATAACATCAGTGAGGGGGCATATGATATGGAGTTAAGTCACTGGGGCCTAGCCGACTGAAATGTTGGCCCTGGCACTAGAATGGGCGAATAAGCGCGCCTGAGTGTTTTCTCACCCCAACCATATACGGGATAAATTAACAACAAGGGCCGAGATCGGCTAGATCGTAGCCACCAATGGCAATGGAGAAGATCGTAATATTAGAGATAATAAGGTTTGCTTCCACGCCAGTATTTTTGAAAACTACACGATTTTTGCTATTTCGGCCCAATAAGAAAAGACACCATAATCTGGTGCCTGATCTTGAATCAATTTTTGGGCTCTGAGTTTTTAGGAAAGCGCGCTCGTATGCACTTTGCCAATTGGACCAATTTCTATAGACGATAGCTCTGGCTATAGAATGTCGTGCCATATATATTAATATTAGCAGTTTACAGGTAATAATGCAAGCTAGCATCCTCTCCCTACTGCCCCGGCAGCGTTCTTTGTTGATCTGCCCTGGGAAAGGGGTAAGATCTAATTCATCACCCTTCCTCGCATCCGGGGGGGCGGGGAAAAGATGTTAGCGCGCAGCGCCGAAATTATTTTTTTATTATGGCCCCCCAAAAATAACAAACTCAGGGGTCCAAATAAATTTAATTTTATTCCCACCCAAACCCCTGAAACTCTCATGTTCGCTCTCCTGCCGCACCACTCCTGTCAGCACACTACTGGACACGCTTCCTATAGTGTTTTTTTGTGTCCATACCGGGATAACAAGGTTACATGATTGTTAAACGATTGTTACTCGCTGGTGTTAGCCACCCGTGCGATCAGAAGTGTAGCCCCAGTGTTTGGAATAGACCCTTGTTTGAGGGGGAGAAGTCTTTAGACATCAAGTTGTCTTACTAATACCCCCACTACCTCTTTCCTAAATACAGAAAACCTTGTAAAGGAGGTGATAAGGCAGAGCGCTTGACTCCCCATCCCACGCCTGCCACTCACTTCCTAACTCATTTCCTTGCACCATAAAACATAATGTATCCCCTCTGGGGATAATAATATGCAATGTGTGGCACTTCGTGCCACGAAAAAAAAACGCGTTGCACTTCGTGCAACACGGGCGGGGGCAAGGCTCGCTACACCTAATGACAATTGCCTTTGCTTCTTGTTTGGTTGCTATCTAAAGCCTCAAGCTCTCCTTCTTTCTCTCTATGGTAATAGTCTTTATTGCTCTATTGTTTTCATTAGCATTTGGGGCAATCTTTTGAATATCTTCAATTTATAGTTTTTATATGCTGGGCTGATATGCTCTAAGCTATAACCTCGCTTCGCTCGGGGGGCGCTCGCTTTGCTCGCCAGCGGTCAATCTATCTTATAAATAAGCTCCCTTTTAGCCTGTGGATAAGTCAGCATTAATTTTTAGAAAATAATTATTTTTAATTAATTGAGCCCTCTTTCATCTGTGGATAAATCGGGGCTTTTTTAGTGGCTAATAATAGCTAAATAATAGGCAATAATAAGTAATGACAATCCTTGACAATCCCTGTCAGTATGCTATAATAAATAGTGTTGATGAGTAATAAGCCATAACAAGAAAAAATATGATGATGACTAAATCCAAAATGCTATCCCTCTTTGAAAAATACCGAGACTTAAGCTTAATTGAATTTGCCAGATTAATGGCTGGGATGATGTAAGAAGCGGGGGCTATAAAGCGGGCTAGCGTAATTGCCCGCTCCCCCCTGCGCCAATTAATAATCACTAAATATATGAACTACAAAACAGAATGGGCTCTAAAGCTCCAAGCTAAAAGAGACAAAAGACAAGCAATCATAGTTTTAATAATCGTTTTAGCTGGGATGATGATAATCGGAAGAATGGACTATTTGATGTTTTTCGCCAATTAATCAATCAATAAACGGGTATAGTTGGATGAATTTATGAATTTAAGCCAATTGCCCGATTGAAAATAGATTCTCTATCTTGAGCGCCTAAGAATGCCGAGCCAGAGAGTCAATCTAATAAATGGAGCGGGAGCGGATGAGCAATCATCAATTCCCGCTCCGAGAGGAACTAAAAACATATGAGCGCACCAAATTTTTATAACAAAAACGCCAGCAAGATATTTGCTAGCGAATGTCAAGAGGAGTTTGATTATGAAGACTTAATAATGAATATCCAGAGCGAGCTTAAAGGAGCTGATGAAATAGAGGAAAGCGACAACGAGCGAAGCTATCCAGCTACCAAATTTGCCAAGTTTGAAATTGAACAAGGCAAATGGCTGGCTACTCTGTATTTAACTATTAGAAGCGGTTATTTTAGCGGGGTAAATCTTGACTGGGAGGTTGAGATTGAAGATATAAACGAGGGAAGCAGTTTTGAAATGGGCGAGGATAAAATACCCGCCAGCCTCCAAGCGAGGATTGAAAGCAAAACAAGGCAAATTGAAAAAGTCTATGCCAATTATACCACGCCATTGATATGCCTAGCGGTATTTTCTAACGGCGAGGCTATCTACGAAAAATGTAAATAAATTTATATGACCAATGAAAAAAAACAATTTAGAGCTGAACTTCTAGTCTGCGGATGTTGCGGGAAATATTTTAGAACTTGGCAAGGTTATATTGACCAAGACCAAGACAGAGGCTATGGAATTTGCGAGGAATGCCAAGACCTAGCCGAGGGCAGAGAAAAGAGACTAATTAAAGAACAAATTGAGCAAATCATCCCGCACTTGAAGCCAGAGAATCAAGCTAAAATTAAGAAGATGAGCTATGAACAGCAGAAGCATATTATTTTAGGCTTGATTGAAAAGGGGGCGCTAGTCTGGAAGATAAGCAAATAATTTTATGACTTTTATTAATACTACCAAAAAGCACTGGGTAAATGGCTATCAAGAACGAGGAGGCGGGAAGCATAAAACCTTCGCGCTATCACTGGGCAATTATGCCGTGATGTTATCTTGGGGCGAGCTTTGCGGGTATAAATGGCAAATCTACTTTTATAAATTATTATCTTAATTTTATGACTATAGAGAAGACAATCAAAAAAATTGAGCGAGCTACTGGCAAAAAGATTGAGAGCAATAATGATGTTTTTTATAGAATAATTAAAAACGGGCGAGAGTTATCTTTTATTAAAAATGGGAGCGAAGACAGCGCAATCTGTTTTAGAACTAGAGGCTTAAATGATATTGACGACAGCAATTCTGATTATTGCGCTGGTGTATTTTGGGATAATTGCGCGCAAGCTATAAGAGCAATAAATAGATAAAAAAATAATTAATATTAATATGAAATTATACTATCACAAAACTAGTGGAGGGGCAGAATATCTTTTTGATACCTTTATAAAATGCCCGAATGGACACAAGGAGGGAGCAATCACGCCAGAGACTAAATATGTTGTTAGAATTGACGGCGATATAACAAAAGACGCTGAGCTAATTATTAAATAATAAATCTATGACTACTAAAGAATCAATTAAGCAGGCAATCTATGACCACCTCCAAAAAGTGAGGGAAGCCGTTGTGGCTGAGCTCCCTAATGGAGATGTGCAGGGAGTAATGGAAGCCGAGAGCGAGAATATCTATCAATTAATGAGAGCTTTAACCGAGACAAGAGCGCTAAATGAAGCGGTAATTAATACGGGGAGTCAACTGGCGCTATCAGTAAAAGAGAAAAGCGAGGAGCCCAGACCCCGCTTAACTCTTTTTCTTAAAAATCTTTATTGCAGAGGAAACAGCCCGACTACGGAGATCGGCGCAGAGGAAACAGCCTGTGCATCAATCTCTTTAAGTTGGATCTTCAACACTCCCGCTTAAAGAAACAAAGGGTTTCTATGTTAAAGCCATAGTATTAGCCCTAACGGAACACTCCCCTCGGATTAGGATTGGCTTCATCCGAAATCCGGGGGGAGGGGTTCCTCTCAAAAATAATTATTATAATATATGAAAAACCTGTTAATAAAAATATTAAAATCACTACTAAGAAAGCTTGCTAACAATGATAATAACGATAATAATGATAAACCAAGAATTCAAATTCTATCAGCGGCTGCCAAAGTATCAGATATTATGCTTTCCCAGTCAAAACAATCTCATGATCTAATGGGGAGATACCAAAAGAAACTTTATAATGATATCGTTTTTGAAGCTTATAGGCGCAATCTGATAGACATTTCATCATATTACGATGCAAAAAGAGGAGTATATACTCTCAGAGCGGAATTATTAATAGCTAAAAAAGACTAACTCCATAACAAGTGCTATAATATAAAGATAAGACATAGCACGAACTAATATGCACAAAAGAGTAAAATTTGAGCTCCAAGAAGGAGACTCATGCCCATATTGCAAAATTGGCTCAATCTTAGTTAGGTCCGGCAAATTTGGAGACTTCTTTGCCTGTAATCAATATCCTAGATGTGCCTTTATCCAGCAGATTAAAGAAGATAATGGTAATCCTCTAGATCTGGCCGCCGATGCTTTCTTAGCCTCTCATGGGATAAATATGCCACGAATATGACTATTAAAGCTAAGCGCCGGGCTCTCTATCTTTATGAATGTTCTAAATGCCATAAGAAAAGATCGAGCCGAGTCTATAAAAGGGCTTCTGATCGGGTATGTGCGATATGTCGCAGAGATCAAGTCCCGGATAATCAACCAAGTTTATTTAACTAACATCCCCCCTAAAAAGTGGGAGATAAGATAAAAAATGTATGAACATAAAAGTATTAAAATTAAAAAGGTTAGTAGAGGATTTAGAAATAGAACTTGATAAAGAATACCCATATACAGATAGTATTGCAGAAGATATTGTTTCAGAAGCTAAGAGTTTTATTAATGACTAGCCCCCCCCAATCAAACAGGGATTAAATAATAAGATGTAAAATGTATGAAAGCAAAGTATAAAAATGTTAGCTTCAAATCTCAAAAAGATTTTGAAAAATGGTTAAAAAAATTAACTAAATATCACATCTTCTTTGAGTTTAAGGGACAAGATTTCCTTGAATGGTTTATTGATGAACGAGGAGAAATATTACACAGCGACTTACAGTCTTGGGTTTGGAATGGGAAAATGTTAAAAACCGATAGTATTAAATTAGGTAAAAAACCAGTTTTTACTGACGGTAAACAATTAAATTATAAAATAGTTAAGATTAACTAACCCCCACTATAAGTTAATACTTAGGGGGAAAATATGTATGAGAGAAAAACCAAAAGACATCACTTTCCACTATACTAATGAAGTAATGGTTAAAGATTTAATAAAAACGCTTCCGCTCGTTAAAGGTGACACAATTTTAGATGCTGGAAGTGGTAAAAATAAGGTTTGGTATAAAAATATACCGTTTGATTGTGGAAAATTTGAATGTGAATTAGAGGATGGGCAAGACTTTTTACAATATACTGAAAAATATGACTGGATAATCGGAAATCCGCCATATCATATTGGATGGCAGTTTACTGAAAAGGCTGGTCAATTAGCAAATAAGGGAATAGCTTGGTTAGTAAATAATACTGAAATGAATAGCTTATTTACACCACGAAGATTACAAATTATGTCTGATTATGGATTTAACATAACACATATAAAAGTGGTGGCTGATAAAAGATGGTTTGGTAGATATTATTTTTTAGTATTTGAGAAAAAGGAAGGATTTGTTAGCTGGGAAAGAAAAACTTATTAATCAACTAACACCCAGTATAATACTGGAGAAATGTAATAAATTAATTAGATAGTGTATGAAAAATATTAAAGCGTGGGCGGTTGTCAGACAAAGAGATAACGAATTATTGGGAGGAAGTTATAGTAAGCCATTAGTTTATGCTGATAAAAAAGTTGCTGATAGAACTGTTAAAAATTTCCCATTTAGATATTCTAAAGTTGTAAAGTGTGAAATTAAATTATTATAATATGCCAACTAAACCAACAACAAATAACTTAGAGTGGGAGGAGGAAAAAATTAGAAAAGATTATAAAGGCATTATTCCAGAAGATAATAATTTAATTAAGGGGTGGAAAGATGAGTTAGCAAAAGCATTAATACCTTTTATTTACACTAAACATAATAAAGTATATTTTGGGATAGATGAGCAAGAGTTAAGATACGAAGGAGTTTTACTAACAATAGGAGATGTTATCTCTAACATTAGAAAGAAAGATGAGGAGGAGTTTATTAAGAGGTTAGGAGAACTTAGCCCAGCTTATGAAGGAGAAGCACTAGACACAAACAACAACCGAAGATGGTATGAACAAGGTTTTGGAGAACATAAAAAAGAGTCAGAGAAACTAATTAAAGACTATTATAAAAAATAATATATAACCCAGCCACTTTAGAGCTGGATAACAATAAAAATATGAAAAAGACTATTAGAGTCTTCGCCATAATCGGCATTGTCATCGGATCCTTAGCCATTATCGGCTGTATTGAGGAACCAGATGCTTATGCTTTCCTTGGTGGGGCTATGTTTCTAGCATGGGGAATAATTGATTTAACTTTTATTAACTCACTTAAAAAATAAATTTATGCCTATAATTGATAAAACCGTTGAGGAAGCTGGTCGCGGATATCAGATCCTAAGCGCAAAAAAATATGAACAATCAACTAGCGGAGCTAGCAATGGAGGGAGTGAAGTCCCCGAAGAACAGCAATCTATCTCAGGAGAGAATATTATCGATAACTCCGGAAGTTCTGGAGAGCCTACAATCTTTGAGCCAGGAATTAGCGGAGAACCATCAATTGAGGAACCAACTAAAGAGATGCCCAGTTTGCAACTCTAATATTGCTGATCGGCATGTTGCTCTTTACCGGGAATTAATAGACTCCCTTTACAAGATTTATGTTTGGTGTGGAAAGAATCGCAGGCATGAATTCAAAACTAAAGAAATTGTCCAATTCTTAGGTAAAAGTAATTATGCTAGATTTGGAGATCTAGTTAGATTTGGAGGGATAGTCTATAAGACAAAAGCCGAAGACGGATCAAGGCGCAAAGCTCATTATGGTATAAACATGGGCCGCGCCAAAGAATTCTTTGCCGGTGCGCGACAGATACCTGTGCAGATTACGCTTAATCAAATTACTAATGAGATCGTTGATGCCCATTATGTTAGCATCAAAGATTTCCCAAGCTTAAATAGCTTGATAACAGCCGAAGGGCTATATGACTATGAAAAACTACTCTAGTGCATTGATTGGGCTTTTTATGATAATCTTTTTCTTTGCCTTCTTTCTTTCTGTAAGGATTGCCGAGAGCCCCTCAGACAAAGAAGTTTATATCGTGAGAAGTTGCGGAGTGGAAAGCAATGTAGAAGTAACAAAATCTAATCCTGAAGAATATACTGGCATTGCTTCTTGGTATGACTACCAGCTTGAGGGGGTGTGGTATTCTAAAGACCACGCTACAGCCGCTAGCCGGTCCTTAGAGCGATATTCCTATGCAAAGGTGACGAATATATCAAATGGCAAGTCTGTGGTTGTTAGAATCAACGATTTTGGCCCAGAAGCATGGACTGAAAGAGAGATTGATCTCTCATCTTATGCCTTCTCCCAGATAGCTGACCTTAAATTAGGGCTAGTAAATGTGAAGATTGAGCCATTACAAGACTTATCCACTACCAATGATAATTAAAGTGTGCTATTATATCTTTATAAGTAATAATGACCTAAATATATGAAAATTAGCTTCCTTGATGCACTCGACAACAAATCTCTAGAACAAATGAAAAGCTTTGGACATGTATTTATAAATAGATATACCGGCCAAACTAGAATGAAAGTATATAAACCTAAAAATTATGCCAATTTCAACAATCGAACTAATAGATCAGGGACTAAAGCTTAGCCGAGAAGAAGAATATCTTGGCAAAGAAAAAACTAGCTTCTGGGCATCAGAAACTGAAACCATGGCCTTTGACATCTATCATCGCTGGATGAAGACTGATCCAACTAACCCAATGGATGAAGAAAAGATGATGATGCTGAAAATGCGTAAATTAACCGAAGATGCAGTTGTCCACTATTTGCGTAAAACTGGCCAAGTTATTGAAAGATTTACAAATGAAGAAAGGTGCTTCTTTGAATGGGGCCCCAATCATGTGCCAATCTCTGGATACCCTGATACTGGCCTAATGAGTGGTGGTGATGAAGCCATAGTTGAAGTAAAGACCTATTATGGAGGAAAGCAACATAGCGAAATTAGAATCGGGCATATTAAAACGGCTTACCTCAAACAATTAGCGATATATCTCTATCATTTCAAAATTAAGCACGGCATTCTCTTAATGATTAACCAAGGAACTGGAGAGAGATTCGAGTATGATCTATATCAGAAGGGTAAAGACAAATATCATTTTATCTGCCCTGACAATGAGGTTGAAATTAATCTTTTAGAAGTATTTAAGAGATGGGAGAAAATTTGGTTAGAAAATATTTTGCCAAAGAAAGAGCCTGAAATTGAATTCCTTTATAAATACGATATCGAAAGGATTAAATGGGATGAGATAGCTGATAGTGCCATTTCTAAAGCTAGAACTAACAAGGCTGTTCTGGGGGATTGGCAGGTCAAGTATAGTGATTTCAAAGATTTAATAATTAAAAAACAAGGAACAGTCGCGGGATATACGCCCGAAGAATTAAGTAGGATCCGGGAACTTACCGCTGGCTATTCCACTAAAAAAACTAATCAGGTTAGGTTTGATCCAGCCGACCTATAAAAACTATGTCAAAAGACAAAGAACTAACTTGTAAAGATTGCGGTGGCTCATTCATTGTGACCACTAGCGAGCAAGATTTTTTCGCAAGCCGGGAACTGGCCATCCCCAAGCGATGTAAGCCATGCCGCCGCCTTAGGAAAGCTAATCAATTAGGAGGCTACTAATATGGCAGTTATCAAAATGCATCCAATCGTATCGTCTAATATTGCGGCCGTAGGATACGATAAGGATTCGCAGACAATGCAAATTACCTTCAAAAATGGCTCAACTTACACTTATACTGATGTGCCGTTGGCTATGTATGAAGGAATATTCACAGCTGATTCTGCTGGAAGATATGTTCAGCAATTCATTGTGAAGGGTAAATATAAATCATCTAAAAAGAAGTAAATATGAAAATTATCGAATTAAAAAGTTCTAATATTAAAAGACTAAAGGCCATAGAATTACATATAGATGAGAATCAAAACCTCATCATGATCACGGGCCGGAATGCACAGGGGAAAAGCTCTGTCCTCGATTCTATTTGGTATGCCTTAGGTGGAAAACGCGCCGCCCAAGATAAACCAATTAGAAATGGCGAGGATAAAGCTGAGGTAGAACTGACAATGAAAAGCGAGAAAGGCACTTATATCGTTAAGCGCTCATTTACTGAGAAAGGTTCTTATTTAACTGTCACCAATTCTGACGGGGCAAAATATCAAAACCCTCAGGAATTTCTTGATTTCATTGTCGGCAACCTCTCCTTTGATCCGCTCGAGTTTTCCAGAATGGATCAAAAGAAACAAGTAGCTGAGCTTACTAAAGTTGTTGGCCTAGACTTTGGTAAGTTAGATGAAAAGAAAAAGAAGCTCACTGAAGATCGATTAATTGTTGGCCGGGAAGAAAAATCTCTGCCTAAATATAGTGAAGACGAAGTTAAAATGGCTGATGAGTTTGATAAAGACGAACTGTCTGTAGCTGAGATTAGTGCAAAATTAGAAAAAGAAACCGGTATTAGAAATACCTATACCAGCATTCAAGATAAGATTGAGACTAAGAAAATAAACATCGAGGAGGCCCAACTAAAAATCAAACATCTTCAAGGTCTTATCGAAAGTGAGAAAAAGGAAATGGAGGAGCTATCTAAGGTGGAGGATACTAAAGAAAACCTTGATACTCTACGCGCTAGTCTATCTGAGGCTGATGAAACTAATAAGAAGATTCGCAAAGCTAAGGAGATCAAGGAAAATATAGTTAAGGCTCAAGCTAAGAAAGCTGAGTATGATAAATTAACGGCTGAGATAGCGGCGATTGAAGAAGATAAGAAAAATAAACTGTCCAGCGCTAAGATGCCAATCGAAGGGTTAAGCTGGGATGAAGACAAAGTTCTCTATAACGGCATCCCCTATGATCAGATATCTTCAGCTGAACAATTAAAAGTTTCAATGGCGATTGCTATGTCCGCTAATCCAAAACTCAGAATGCTTCAAATCAGAGACGGCTCTCTACTCGATAAGGATAACCTCAAGGTTATTCAAGAGATGACAGCTGGTAAAGACTTCCAAGCCTTCATTGAAAAGGTAGATGATAGCGGAAAAGTTGGGATCGTGATCGAAGATGGAGAAATTAAAAAAATTAATAAATAATAATTTTATGAAAACAATCTTAATTGTGAACACCACCTTAGATGGTCTAAGGTCTGACAAAGAAAAATTGGTTGCTTCTCTAAGCGATCAAGGAAACTTAAAAAGCTGGGGAGATGATTCTGTCCAGACTATCGATGAGGTCGTTTATTTCTTCAAGGTTATCTCTCTGAGTGACTATGTCTCTAAGTTAATGAGTATGGTTGGCAAGGGATATGATGAGATAAAACTTGACCCAGTTATTGACGAAGTGCAAGGTTTATTGTCAACTTTAGCTCCTTTCAGGAAAGAAGAGCATGAAGATGCCCCTGAAACCCCTTCAGAGGCCACAGAAGAGCCAGAGAGCGATGATGAAGGAGAAGATGACTTAGATATCGAAAACGAAGAAGAATTAACTAAATAAACCAATATGAAGTTCAAAGTTCAAAGAAAATTGAATCTGGCCAACATTGATAAGGATCTTTGGCCTTATGAAACTGAAGATATTGGCATCGAAGATGCTGATAGTTTTGAAGAGGCCCAGCAAATGGTCGATAAGCTGGTTGCCGAAAGAGTAGAATACTATAAAGCGAAGTCGGAGGAGTATCACAGATCTAAATCATTAGGAAATAAAACACAGCAGCCATTACCTTCTGTTTCTGCTCCTGCAGTCTCACCAGTAACCAGTAATCCAGTTCCTGCAAACCCAGCCGGATCTACCGGAGGAATGCCTGCCGAATTTAATGTTTAATATGAAAGAATTTTATTCACCAAAAGAAGCGGCTGAAATACTGTCTGTAAATCGCAAGACGATATTGACCCTAGTCAATTCAGGCAGAATTAAAGCTACCAATGTAGCAGTTGGGACCAGAGCGCTATATAGGATTCCTCGCGCCGAGTTAGAAAACTTTATTAATAGCAACAAGGAATATGGACCAGGAAATACCAAAAATCAAGAAAGTAGTTGAAATTGGAGAAACACCATTCCAATTCATTGCTAAAGAGGAAAGTATCCTTCAAGGTTGGGATGCTAAGATTCGCAAAACCATTTATCTTTTCAAAACGGATAGTGGTAATTGGGGTTATTATGATAAGGAGACCTCCCAAGTAATTGATGTCACACAATGGAAAGAGAAGGCTGCTTGGGTTGGAGATCATTATGTTAAGATGTCTCTCTATCATAGGATAATCATCAGATTTGCTCAGCCCTTAAATTATAGTGGTTGGGATCCAGCTACACGCAGAGAAGTCCCAGTCACTACTACTGAAGCTATGGTTGTTGTCACTGATAGCGCCTATAAGCAAATAGTGGAGCAACTTAATGGCCGACCGGCTGATTCTTTTCTCAAATTTCAATTTACTACGCGTAAAATCCAAAATCGCCAATCCACTTATATTGATAAGGTTGTATGGGTAAGTTAGAAATTGTCCTGACTGGCCGTATTCCTAGCAAGAAAAACTCTAAGCAATGGATTAAGCGCGGAGGAAGAATGTTACTCGTGCCAAGTGATAACTACGCTGCTTGGCATGAGGAGAAAATGTGGGAGTTGAAAAAGTATAGAGTAAAGACCCCAATCAAGAAATGTAAAATGAAAGTCCAGATAGCTTTCCCTGATAATAGAAGGTCCGATCTCAGTAATAAATTTGAATCCTTGGCTGACCTTCTAGTGGATGCTAAAATATTAGAGGATGATGACCATAAACTGCTAACTGGGATATCTGTTGATTCCCTAGGAGTCGATAAAGATAATCCCAGAGCAATTATAATAATAGAAACATAATTAATTTAACGCCTTAACTTTAAGTATAAAATTATATAGTTAAAGAAGGCCCAAAAAAGTATGTTACACAACGCAGTCGGCAGTATGCCTGCCAACCCGGAGGAAGAGAAAATCGAAGCTCCGGCTGAGGAAACAGTTGAAACACCGGTTAAAGAAACCGAGCCGGTGATCAATGAGCCTGCAGATGATGTTCCTCCAGTAGAGGAAGACGAGGATTCTGATGATGAATCAGAAGACGAAGAATTAGAGGGCGATGAGCCTGTAATTAATGAATAAAACTATGCCAAAAAAAACAAATAAAGCATTAGACTGGGCAAAGCATTGTGCCAAATCACATGGTGTCAGTCATATGATGCCAGAGAAGCTAAAAGCTAGAGGAGAGAAATTGCTAAAAGATGCAGATAAATTAACTGAAATGGGCGATGAACTGAATAGAAAACAAGCTGATTTTAGTATAGATAGGGATAACCTTTGGCATGATGTCCGAAAAGAATTGGAAGCTAAAGGAGTTAAAGATGCTTTCCGAAAGAAAATGATTGACTTTGATGCAAATGCTAGAGCAGAGGGATTCTTAGTAGTTAATCTACTTGATGACCCTCAGGATCGCCCGATGGGAAGACCAATGCAAATGTAAAACAAAAAGACCCTGGAAATACCGGGGTCTTTTTTTATTAAAGAGTTCCTTTCTCAAACATGTCCCATTGATCTCTCGTAAGCGGAAGGGTTCTGCCTTTAGTGTCTCCATTATTTCTCATATAGAAGGTGAGGGAGAGAGCACCATTTTCACCTGTTAAAATTTTGCCGTCTAAGTATATGCCAAATTGGCCATCACCTGGTTGCTTTGGCTCTCCTTCTTTTCTAACTAATTGAACTAATGTATTGTTTGCGATTGTAGGTTTAGACATAGATTTTTTATTAATTGTTATTTTTAAGGCCCAATAATAAGCATCATCCCATGACCTCAGAGTCTTTAGTTCAGGCTCGTAGGTATCAGATATTTGCTTGGTGGAATATCTGGCCAGTAATACAGCATGAGTATATTTGCCGTTAGGGTTATAATACTCTCCATTATCATCTACATACCAAGCGTTGACATAAAGCTGTAATGATCCATATCTAGAGGCTTCTTCCCAGCGCTCTCTTCCAACCCATTCTCCCCAGATCTCGTTTTCTTCATTAAACTTATCAGCTTCAGGCTGAGCTTCTGGAACTCTAGCATAAGCATAATATCTATCTCTGGTATTTTTAGGATCTCGGTCCTTCATGTCCCAGTCTTCAAATTCAAATGGTATTAGGAATTTTCCTTGTGCAGTGGCCATAACTTGATTGCCACTATTTCCGACTCCTGGCTTTGTTCCTGATAGAACAATTAGATCTCTATCGGCAAAATTATAGTCTTGATTGTAGCGAGCCTTGAGGTAGGCTCTGCATCCTTTGTTGAAACTATGGCCAACACATCCCCAAGTATCAAAATAAACGCTTGCCTGGGTCTTAAATGGCGGAAGAAAGGGGATTAAATTCCCACCAGTATAAACTTCTACTTTTTCAATATTAGTCATTCCCCCAAACTCCATTGTTTGTGGGCCAATCTCTGGGAGAACGACTGCATTTGGTGGTTTTATTTCCATAAATTTAATAATAAATATCTAACGAGCTCATCTTCACTTGCAACTTTAATTAATAATACTAAAATATAGAGTCCAAATAATGCTAAGGCATCTCTTATTATTTTATATATTGCATTAAGCATATAATAAGCATTACGACTATTGACGAATATATCAGACATCCACAAGTTATTAATAAAGATACCATAGATGAGTGCTTAATTTGTTAGAAAAGGGGGAGGATTGGCAAGCCAAATTTAGAAATTATTTGCTTTATTTCTCCCCCCATATTTCCTTGGCCTTTTTGGATTTTTTAGCTTGTCTTACTCTTAAAAGAAGTTCAATTACTTCATCTAAGGTTCGATTGCCCCAAAGTTTGTGCCAAGCGTTGTGTCGCTCCATATCAATTAGCAAGAGGTTGCTTTCTACTTTCTGACCACCTCTGCTTTTTGGTTTGAGGTGATGGCGATTTCTTGCTTTTCGGTTTTGGCTGGTTTTACCTTTCATTTTTACCTCCTGCTTTTTAGTTGAAAGAACTACCCTATTTTAATTTTATAATTTGCTTCTAAAATAGCTAAAATTTTTGTCTGCGTATCTCTTGTATCTCTAAGGTCTTTTTCAATATGATCAATATGATTCACTCTAAGAAAATGTAGATCTTGGCTGATCCTTCCAATCGTCTCTTTTTGGTTTTCTTTAATAGTTGTGAATTCTTTATCTATTTCTTTGTTGCGGTATTGTAATGCTAATTTCACCTCTGCCAATCCGGTAGCATTATTTACATCTGGGTCACGAAAATACTTATAGATAACAAAAATAATACCCAAAAGAGTAAGAACGGAGGTTGATACTTGTGTTATCTGGATAAAGGTCATACGCTCTATTTCTTAGGTTTCAAATAGGACCAGACGGCTAATCCGGCCATAATTAAGGTGCTAATCGAATTGATTATTGTTAAGGCTTGATCTGTTAAAAATTCAGCATCAAGCTCTAAGGTGACTCCGAATAAGGAGAAAACAAAGACTACAACACCAATAATAGCCACCCAAATTCTTCGTTGTTTTAATAGTTCTAGAATGTTCATATATTTATGTTAGTTAATTAGATTTCTTTATTAGGCTCTTCGCCCTGTATTATAACCTGATCCACTTCTTTTTTTAATATATCAAACTTATCTAACACAAAAATTGATATTACAATCATCATTAAAACATACCACTTCCAGTTGAATGAAACCCCTAGCATCTCTCCAATGCCGGTAATAAAGAATCCTAATAGCATTAAGGCATTAGTTGGATCGAGGACAAATAACTTAGATGTATGCTCTATAATCTTTTTAATAGAAGCCCTCTCTGAGAACTTCTCTCTAGTTATTTGGTTGTTCTCATTGTGAGTTGCTGAAATAGACATAATTTTATGATTCAATTAATAATACTTGCGCTACTGATTCTGTTTTATTCTCATCAGTAAAAGCTGTATTAGTTTCTATATCTTCCACATAAACGCTATATCCGTTATCTAAAACCTGGCCACTTAAATAAGCTCTAGCCTTAGTCCCACGGGCCCCTCTAGTTATTCCATAGATGGCATTTGTCTTAGCGCTAGTATAATACATTTCTTCAGAAACGCTTCCGGATACGGCTCTAATTCTTCCCTGGTTTGGCAACTGTTTTGTAGCTGATATACTTGCTGATGTCTGAGTGGCAGTCATGCCAGTTAGAAGAGTGCATTCCTGGTAATCAATGTCTTTGAAATTTACTTGTTTTTTTGTTAATTTTTCATTCCAAAGCTGAGAAGTTAGATCATCTCCTTCCCTGTCATCATTCTGTTTATTTAATAATTTAATTCCATCTGTAAAATTTAGACGAAGATTCCATCTATTTTTATAGTCTGGCATTGGTTTATAGGCCATAATAAGATCTAATAATATTGGTGATGATGTCCCATTGGTATTAGCCATTGACACTTTCCACCAAATCTTACTGAATAGAATGCTGCCTGGGATAATTATCTCTCTTTTAACATTTGTTCCTCCTTCAGTGGTGTATGTTAAAGTCCCTGCGCTAGTCCAGGTCGCTCTATTATTAATAGAATATTCTATTTTTATTTCATCTCCTGCTACCATCTTTTCAAAAATGGCAGTAACACTATAGAGTAATTTATCGATTGATACAACTGGAGCCATTTCGTTAAAAACTATAAAATTTTTAGCCGTAGTTGCTTTATACGATGACGATTCAGAGTAAAGCGTGACATCGTTACTAATATCATTCAAATAGAATAAAGCATCAGAACTATCCACAAAAAAAGGATATAAATATAAATTAGTTACATCGCTTGCTGGTTTTTTATAATTGAAAAAATATGTTCCATCATATATTAAATTTCCCCAATATAGCCTATTTCCCTTCTGAACACATCCATATTTTAGATTACTATCTGCCTCATACCCAATTGCTGTTTTTTTTGAGTCTATCTTAAATATTTCATTAATTGCTCCATCATACTCATATATTTTGTTTGGGAGTGTAATAATTAATTTACCTAGAAATATTTTTAACAATCTATCGGATACACTAGTATTAGCTAATGTTAAAGTTCCAGTATTAAAAGTCCACACTAGTGAATCTACCGATGTTACTGGATCATATACTCTTAAAAATGTTTTTGGTGATGAATACTGGAGATAGTATAATTTGCTATTATAATCACACATTGAAATAATCTGAGAATCATATCCGAAGCTTGTTACTAGTGACCAGGTTGACCCGGCATCGTCTGTTGAAACTATACCGCTTTCTCCATTAAGATAATCTTCTACCCCGACATATAATATCCCACCAACTTCACATGCAGACCTAGATGCTTTTATACTAGATCCTGTCCATGCCGTAGCAGTAATAATGGCCGCCGATTGATCAGCCCAGCTTGTTCCATTAAAACTTTCAACAACATCTGAATTACCAGCTCCAACTGTCCCTACCCACATAATGTCTTTGTGTCCGATAATATAAGCTGGTGCATTTTGGCTTGTGGCGAATGTTACCCCAGCTATTTCTCCCCAAACACCAGCAGTATCCTTCCATATGCCAATATTTGTATCTTTATATACTCCTATATAAGAATTAGTCGCTCCTGCTACTGTAACACTATTCCCGCAATAAGCATCAGTAGAAAATACCTTTTTACTTGTTACTGCCATTTCTGTTTTTATTTCTCCTTGTGACGAATAGGTGTCTATATTTGTTGAATAAAAATATTTAGCATCATCTCTCCAAATTGATTCTGATTTTATTCCAGCTGACCAGTCAGTTTGTGCTAAATAGAAAAGACCTTGTCCGGCAAAGTCTGAATACGCTATATCAGATATAGCTAATCTGCTAACTTGTGAAGGTATCACACTTCTAGAATACCCCGGCGATTGCGGGGCTCCTTTCAGCATATAACCAATGGTATTTATTTCCACATGGTATTTGTTTCTTATGCTTGTTGTCATATTATACTTTACCGCCGCCAGGCATATTATAAAGAATTGTTGATGCTGGCATTATTGGCTTAAGTTTTCTTTTTCTGTTTTCAAACATTGTCTCATTATCATTGGCTAATTGTCTTAATTGAGCAACTGATAAATACCCTTCCTCGATAGTAGCGTTTCCTTGCTGAGCATATCTGTTCGCTAATGATCTTAAGAATTCTGCACCTGCTTTTAGATCTACTAGGTCTAGCCAGTAATCTTCGACATCTAGAGCGCTTGTTACTGCGGTTGGTCTAGACAATTTTCTGAGGTATGAAATCTGCATGTAATTTGCCCTAGATGGTTGCTGTCCTAAGATTAATTTATTTGACCATCTATCATATCTCTGGTTGGTGTTTACTTGGGCGAATGGTCCAGAAGATAAATAAGATGTTGATTCAAGTGCCTCTGTTAATCTAATACAATCATCTGGGCAGTCATAAACCTGGACTCCGGCCGATAAAGTTATTCCTGATGTTGATCTAACAACGCTTTTGAAAAATTGATCTCCAAAAGAATCAAATGAATCCTGAATAACTTCTAGCCAGTTTTGATCGCGAAATTTTGTCTCTTTGTATTGAGCTCTTATTTCTGCGCTAGTTGCCGCAGCTAAAACAAGATCACCAGTATCTAGGTCAATGGTGTAATCTGTAGTTAATGTTTTCAAAACTCCTCCGACATAAAGACTAAAACTTCCTTCTAATATCGGATAAAATTGAGTTCTATAAACAGTCGAGGATCCATCTCCTTGAATAATATCTTCATGTTTTACCGGAGAGTCATTATATTTCCTCCGTAATTTTGATATAAAAGCTGAAGTAATCATATTTTTCTATTATCATTTAATGTTTTAGGGTATTGCCCTCTCTTCATTTTAGCATAACCAGCCGGAAAACCCCATATTTTTGCTTTAGCTTGTAAAGTTTTCACAAGGCTTGCCGCTTTGATTCTAGCCTTTGCTTCTATTAATTTTGAGTTACCCTCTACTTTTAATCTTCCTTTAGCTTGAACAGTCTGGTCTAAGCCGGCTGTCTTAACCCTAGATTTAGCTGTGATTGTTTTTGTATAATCAGCTTGTTTAACTCTGGCCTTAGCTTGTGTGTTTTGAATAACATCAAACTGCTTAACTGCTCCTTTAGCTTGGACTGTTTTGGACGCCCCTGTAGTTTTTAACCTTGCCTTGGCCTGGATAGTCTTTAATAGGTTTTCTGCTTCTATCCTTCCCTTGGCAGAAGTGGTCTTTGAGATATCAGTGGTCTTAATGCGAGATTTAGCCTGGATAGTCTTAGATTTATCGGCAATTTCAATTCTAGCTTTAGCCTGAATAGTTTTGGATAAATCAATATTTTTTAATGTTGCCTTAGAAGATGTTAATCTCGATACACCAAATTTTTTAATGTCTGCCTTTGCCTGGATAGTCTTGGAGTTTAATATCAATATTTTTGCCTTGGCTTGGATAGTTTTTAATAAATTTTCAGACTCAATCCTGGCTTTAGTCTGAATAGTCTTTAATAGGTTTTCAGACTCAATCCTGGCCTTAGCTTGGATAGTCTTATCATTTCCAGATGCTGTTATTTTTGCCTTAGCTTGGATTGTTTTGGATATTCCTGATTTCTTTAATCGCGCTTTAGCCTGAGAAGTTTGAGTGATGTCTATATTTTTAATATCAGATTTAGCTTGTATAGTCTTTGACTGTCCTTCCTGTTTTAATCTAGCTTTTGCTTGGATTGTTTTTGAGTTATCTTCTTGTTTTAGCCTTGATTTAGCTTGGATGGTTTTAGTATATGTTGTTGCTGCTGGAGTATAAGTAATAACTATAATTCCTTGTGCGCCTAAAGCCCTACTTCCGCTACCATTTACTGATGAACCACCACCAGCTCCATATAAACCACCATTACCTGCATAATCAGCTCCACCAGCTCCACCACCACCAGAACCGTGTGTAGCATCCCATTCTGTTCCTGGGTCTCCGTTATCAGCGTTACCTCCAACCCAAGCACCAGTTCCTCCATCTCCACCGTAATCTAAATCTCCATTTCCACCATCACCAGCTTTAGGGGTTGAAACATAATTAGTTCCATTCCTACCAGCTCCATTTGGTCCTGCCGCACCACCACCACCAGCATATTTTAATCCTCCATTTCCACCAGAATATTTCACATCTCCGACTGATGCTGATGCTAATCCGCCATCCCCACCATTTCCGCCATATTTACCGCCCTTAGCCATTACATCGGAAGTTGACTTAAAATAAGTATCATCACCATCAACACCATCTGGCCACCAATGATAATTACCAACAACATAAGGTATTGATGCTCCAGGGGTTAATGATAAATTATTTTTTTTAGCATAAGCACCGCCACCACCAGCGTATGTATTTGAGCCGTATTGACCAGTTCCTCCAGCACCAATACATTCGATGGTGTTATCATTATCGTTCCAATCTGCTGGGACTGTCCAATTTCCTGCACCTACAGTTGTTAAAAAAATTGTTGGCATATTCTAATTATTACTTTTCAAATATTTCAATACTTCCGTTTGGACTAATTATTAAAGCTTTCATCCCTGCTTCCGTCTCATATCCCAATATAAATCTATTATAATAGAATACTTCATCTTCAAACGGGAAAAATTCTTTATACTGATCATTAATTTCTCCGTTAGACGCGCTGAATCTTTTTCTGGTAAATAATATTAATTTTTTATTACCTGTTAGAGGATTCATGCATGATTTTGTTCTAACATCCTGGCTAGCAAATCCATTAGAGAATTCGAATAATCCTGTCTCCCAATTTAATCTGATAATAACTCTAGGATCACGGCCTGCTTCTGATGGCCAATTAAAGTTTGAAATAAATGAAATACTAGCTAAATTTTCCTGATTAATGTGTGAGAAGTTTCTTTGTTCTTCTCCTTCAAATTGTCTTAAAACTGATCCATCCTTATACTTTGCTTCCCATTCAAACTCTAAATTTGAAATATTATACTTATCTAAATAGTTTTGAAATGATGCCGGGAGAGTAGTATCTTCTGTTTCTTTATTTTTGATTTTAACTCCCATGTCAATTAAGTCGCTAGTCGATCTAGCATAATTAACCATGGCATCTTGCCTAGTTTTTAATAATTCGTCTATTTTTTTATTTATATTTTCCATAGAGAGGATTGGCCAGGGAGGTATCCCTTGATCTGATTGAATTCAAATCTAACCTGATTCGGCCGTTAATTAATTAAGATTCGTCATAGTTCATGGTGAAGATTGCTAACGATGTATCGCCAGCTGGAGCGGCTGAGGTAGTTGCTAACTGAAGCACTAAATAATCTGTATATCCAGAAGCTACTAAACCTGAAGCTAATCCACCACGACATCTGACATTCGCTGTTCCAGGATCTCCGCTAGGAATTCCTGATACTGCTCTGCTTACACCGGTTACAGGAGTAGCGTATGCGCTAGGAGTTGTTGGATCCCATTTAACTGCTAGTCCGGTTGCAGGTGAGAAATCTGTTGATTTCCAGAATTGGACATTATCAATCGTATTGAATGTTCCAGTAAATTTACCTCTAAGGTAAACTTCATAACTATTTTGTCCAGCCGTTATAGGATTGGATGAATAGTTAGCTGCGGTTGCATCATCTGCCCTCTTAAAATTAAAAAGGTTTCCTGATATTCCAAGATCAGTTGATGCTTCTGCGGATGTAACGCCATTTGATTGCGCCCATGTGAATGTTGCGGCCATAGTATTATTGGTTAGTGATATTTATTAAACTTGTTCGACCTTTATTTAATCTATAACTACATGTCCCTGTGCTACACATGCGAACTTAGTTAATGCTGTTAAATTATCTTGGATTATTATTTCTAGCTCATCACCATTATCTCCATCGAGCCTAATTGAAACCCCAGATTTATCTTGCCCATTAAAAGTTTTTCTAACCCCGAAACCATAAACTCCAGCTGGTGCTTTAGCTAGATATTGGGCATCGAAACTTCTTTCTCTAAACCCTCCATTATCGCTAACTACAAATAGGTTTTTATTGATATGATTTAATTGGCGAAATACTACTCCATTTGTTAAAGCGGTTATTCCGCCAAACTTAGAATCATCCATTGCTACATCATCAAGCATTCCAACAATTATTCTATTTATGTCCCACATTACCCCTGTTGGTGGTTTTATTTTATAAATAGAAGATGTTGTTGAACCATCGACATTCATATTCCACTTTGAAACTTTAACTATCGCTGAAGTAGTGATAGCCATGTCTAACGGGCAATTAAATGTTATCGTGCTATCTGTAATATCTTGGACTAACGCCTGAAATAATCTTCCATTTTCTAAAATATTTATACAGTCACCAACTGAAGCTCCAACTACGCTTGCAACTGTAACTGTTTTACTGTCTATATTTTCGGCTGATGTTGGATTTGTTGTTAAAACTGTTCTACAAAAATAAAGGTCTATTGGCTCTGAATGTTGATCCTGGACATTTATTGGGATTGCGTTGTTTGATTCTAGAAGTAACTCTCTGCCCGCACTATCTATAAAACCAACATTCATTGACCCTTCTCCGTTTACTTTTATTAGCTTAACATTCCCAGAAGTATCGACTCCAAGTATAGTTGGAAAATTATTTATATCTAATTTTGCATTTTCGTCTGGCATATATAGTAACTTTTTAAGCGATCTCTAAATAGCAAAGGCTGCCTGTCCCAGTAACTTTAACATGCATTCCTTTGTCAAATCTTTTCCCTACTAGCGTGGTTTGATTATTACTTCCTACTGCCTGATTTAGTGTTAATTTAACATCGCCAGAGGCGTTTCCATCGCGTATCACGACAACGCCAGCTGAGACAGTGGTGTTGACAATTACGCTCTTTAGCACAACCGGTCTGGTGGAGGCAAAAACTTGCTTTCCAACGGATCCGGAAA